ACAAAATGAGATATTAAGTTTAATTGAGAATAAACAACCCACATCATATGCTGGCCCCGAAATTGAAGAATTGGAAGAAAATGAAATTGATTTGGTTAATGAAATAGAAGAATTACAAACAGAAATCGAAGACCAGGAAGAAGTTGTTGAAAAAGCAGATGCTGAATATAAGGAATTTGATATAAAACTTCACAGAGCCGCAATACTCGATGGAACACCAGGTGGATTGGAACAACGAATTAAAGCTCTTAATCCTATCATACAAGAACAAGACAAAACAATAAAAAAACTAACAAGAGAAGAAACAGAATTAAAACAATTAGTAAAAATACAAAAGAAAAAAATTGATCATTTAAAAACACACGAATATGATCCAAATTGTAAATATTGTACTTCGAATGTTTTTATTAAAGAAGCAGAACAAGCAAAACAAGAATTACCTGAAAATGAAACTAGATTAAAAAGTAAACAAAATGCATTAAATAGTATACAAAACAAATATGATGGTATAAAAAATATAGTATCTACATATCAATCTAGATTGGATTTGAAAAATAAAATAGAAAAACAAAAATTGCAATTACAAGTATTCGAAAGTGATATGCAAACAAAAGAATCTGAATTAGAAACTAATACTGAACGACAAGATTTATTTAGTAAAAATGAATCTGCAATAGTTCATAACAAAGATATAGATAAACAAATAAAATCTAAAAAGAAAATAATACAAGATATTGCAGAAACATTAAAAAATATAACAGACTCAATTAAATCCATGCATGGTGATATAGAAGTCGCAAAGACACAAAAGCGCACGGCTGTTGAACAAATAGAAAAATATAAACAATTAGAAACAGAATATAAAGCATATGAATATTATTTACAATCCGTAAAAAGAAATGGTGTTCCTTATGATTTAATTAAAATAGCACTCCCTAAAATTGAAAATGAAATTAATAATGTTTTAACCCAAGTTGTTGATTTTAATATGGTATTACAAACAGATGGTAAAAATATTAATGGTTATATTATTTACGATGAAGATAATTTCTGGCCATTAGAATTAACTTCTGGAATGGAAAGATTTATTTCTTCATTAGCAATTAGGGTAGCACTTATTAATGTATCAGCATTACCTAGGCCAAATTTCATTGCAATTGATGAAGGCTGGGGAAGTTTAGACCACGAACATATATCATCAGTAGCAAATTTATTTGAGTATTTTAGAACCAAATTTGACTTTTCAATTATCATATCACACGTTGATACTATGAGGGATATGGTAGACAATTTAATAGAAGTAAATAAGATAAATAATTTCAGCCAGATTATACATACTTGATATTTATAAAAAAGAAGTAATATAAAATGGCAAGAAAAAGAGCAATATATTCAGGATTACAATATATTCCAACATTTTTTACCGACACATCAGCAGCATCGCCAGATGTATTTATAGTTTCAGAATTTCCTCCCAGATTAACAGCCGGAAAGAATTTATTTAAATTAAAAGGAAATTCTGAAAATTTAAAACTTGGTGTTTATGTAGATGTAGAAGTATTAGATTCATCAGGTGCACCTATTTATAGTGAAGTTATAGAATATATAACAGATACTGGAGAACGAGTTGTTTCGATTCATGTTTACGAAGATACTCCAACCGGAGAAGCAACTGTTACTTTATTATCAGAACTTTCACAACTCAATGATACACAAATTCCAAATGAATGGAAAGATAAGCCAAATGTAAAATGGACAAGATCTCTTCCGGTCAATCCGATATCTCCTAATGAATCTGAAATAATATTTACACGAGAACCAACAGTAACAATAGCAGAATATGTAGGAATTCAATTAGATAGAACATATGCAACAAGTCAATTTCCTACATATTCTACTGGATTGGTAGAATACTTTTCGAATAATGATCAACCAATAATTCAATTAGCCGGCGGTAAATTTACCGGCGAAATGCAAGGAGGAACATTAACTGTAGCATCGCCTGTATCATTAGAACCAACTCCAACTTTTTTAGTTGAAAATGTACCATATGTTTCTAAAGTACAAAAAGTTTTAAGTAACACCACTTTACAATTAGAAACTCCATATACAGTATTTAGCAGTCAAAGTATATCTGCTCATACATATAATCATTTTTCTCCATCTTCATATACATTAAAATATGAAGCAGATCCAACATATGTTTCCACACAACATTCAGAATCATTTGCATTAGTTCAAATAAAACAATTAGAACCAGATACCGGAGATATATCTCGTATAAAGTTACATACTAATACGAAAGGAAATGTTGGAACATGGGAACTAGTAAATGATGTTTTATTATCTGGAACAGAAATATTTGTAGATTCGACATCTTCTTTAACACCTGATTTATCTATAGGAATATTTACATCACAAAGCATAATCGATGCATATTGGGAAGGACATACATATTTAGGAAAAACAGAATCAACTGCTCCTACATTGACTTGGACGACTTCGTCTATTAACAATGGAATGTTAATCGATAGTTCCACAGATATTACAGCAAATAATAAAGTATTGTTAGCACGAGTTAAAGATCAATATACTGGATTTTTCGTTAGTCAATCAGAATATAAAGTAACGCTAGATGCATTAGCAACCAGAAGTAGTGTTAGTGGAAATAATAATCCTAAACTTTCAATTTACGCGTCTGGATCTGCATTTAATTATGATACAACGGATTTACTTAATCAAGATTTACCAATTAAAGTTGGAAAAAAAGTAGGAGAGATTGTCTCTACCGGAGATAGTCAGCGGTATGATGATATTGAATTTGAGTTTAAATCAGATAAAACAGGCAATGGATCATTATTATTTGTAGTAGAAGCCGGAGTGTGGCAAATTGCAGATATAAGAACATTAACCAATGCCGAATTAGGATATACTCCAAATTATACAAGAATAAGATCAGAAATTCCAACCAAACATAAAAGTGATAATCAACTTTCATTTAAAATAGAATATTATAATATTGTAGGAAATCGAAGTGAAACCATTAATTATGTATATGATAAAAATTGGCAAGGAGGAAATCGTTATATAGACGGCGGATTTTCAATGATTACTGGATCGTTATATGTAGGCGATTATTTAAGATCCGGAGTAGAAATATCCGGATTGCGAGGAACGGGATATCTTCGTTCTATAGGGTATGGAGGATTTGCAAATGCAACAGGTTCATTCGAAGCTACAAGTGAATTAACTTATAATAGTGCTGGAAACACCCAATATCGTGTAAATGCAACTACAGCATCATTTGTATCAATGTCAGCAGTAACCGGTAGTCGGGATTTGTCTTGGGCATATGCATCTAGATCCTTGTGGGAAACCGGCTCTAATCAAATAAATTCAACCGGGTCATCGTGGTTATTTACTGGTAATTATGGTCATAATATTCCATTAAATGCTCAAATAGATGGTATTGAAGTGTATATGTATCGAAGACAAAATGATCAAACGGCTTCTGGTTCAGTAATTTATCCAAGTACAATAACAGATCGACACGTATATCTTACTAAAGATACTAGTAGTATTACTTTCTCCGGCGCTGATTCCGCATCAGATGATGTCTGGACAAGAGGATCAGTCACAGAGACTGGCAATGAGACTAAAGTTTATGGAGGATCAACCAATAATTGGGGGCAATCATGGACACCTGCAGAGATCAATGCTACCAACTTTGGAGTACAATATCAAGGAAATTTTAATATAACTCAATCGAGAGGAGAAGATCTTCCTGTAAATACTTGGAGTATGTTACCTAATGGGAATTTCATTTGGAAATGCTCAAAAAAAATAACTTCACTTACGATCGTGCCGGAGCCGGCATATCCAGCCATCTATTGTTTCCATCCAGGAAGTGCTACATGGGTAGCATCTACGGAAGGATCAGCTTTTGCAATCATAGATAACGGCAGCATGATCTATGCCTCTGCTCCGTCAGCAGCTGACTCTCTCCTTCCAGGAGCAGGCACATTGTTAACAGTTAATTGGAATAATTCTGCGTCATTTACAGCTGACCCAGCTGCATTATTTGTTTCTGGTGGTGTTCAAATACCAATGACATATGTTGAACCATATTCACAGATGGATATTGATACATTTGGTACAAAAATATATTATTCGCCATCCGGATCATATACAGCTGGATTTTTATTATGGTCAGGATCAGCAATGCCAGAAATAGAAGAAGAATATAAAGGAGTTGGTTTAGAAATAGTATCAAATGAGGATAATTATTTAAGATTTAGAACCGATCCTAGTGAATTAGATATACATACGGAGAAATTTTTTATAGGTAATCCAAATAGCCAATATATAAGTGGATCGGATGGTAACCTCGAAATGTCGGCTTCTAATTTCCAAATTACATCAGATGGATCTGTTAGTGCAACTGATATGACATTAAAAAATTATGCCGCAGCCGACATATTTGTTTATAGTATAGCCACAATTAACTCTTCGAATGCATATGCAAGTTATTATGAAGATTATGTAAAAAACGGATATTCAGCTAGTAAATTAATATTAGACGGATCGAAATTAGGAAAATCTGCAACACAAGTAAGAATTGAGTATCCTCCAAATTATCCAATTGGGATGGTTGTGCCACCATTGTATGATACACAGCAATACGGAACAGAATTACAAATCGAATCAGGGACTAGCAACCCAATATATATTGCTTATAGTTTAAGTTCTATAGGTATTCCATTGGCAGGTTATAAATATGGATTTTATGGTGATGAAGATGATTGGTTTAACCAATTGTGGCAAGTAAGAGATCTTGTTGTTCCAGCTCATGGATATCCAACTTCTACGATACGATATGGCGTCGGAAGTGTAGGAGATATAGGAGGAGTTCAAGGTCGAACCATGG